GGTAACAAGGCAGGACAACAGCTACTAGATTCATTTGTTGAGGAACTGGCATTAAATCTTCCTAAGTTTATGCAGCAGTCTAACAAAGAAAAGGCTAATACACTACTGCAGATTATAGGTGTAGGAGAACAGTTAGTTGCTCTAGAAAAAGAAGAACAGGATGCATATAACCGTAGGCACGCTATCGGTCAGATTGCTGACCAGAAAGAAAAGTTTGCGAAGGAACAAGAGTATTATCCTGATGCCCCCAAAGAGCTTGTATCTGCATCGGATCTAATAAAGCAGCAGCAGGAAATACTGGCCAGAAATGGTGAGAATCAAAAGAAAAGGGAGAACCTAGCATCAATACAAAAACTGCATGAAGAAGCGGTAAACAGGGTTGAGATGCTAAAAAGGGAACTTTCAAATGCTGAAAATGAGCTTGCAAAAGTAATAGGAGATTTAGCAACTGCTAGCAAATCCGCTAAAAATCTAATTGATGAATCAACCGAGGAGCTCGAAAAGAGCATAACAGAAGTTGACGAAATTAACAGGAAGGTGAGAGCTAACCTCGATAAGGATAAGGCTGAGGAAGATGCTAGAGATTACAGAGAAGAATATGATGCACTAACTACAGAAATAACTGAAATCAGAAAGAGGAAAACAGCTCTGCTAGATAATGCGGATTTACCGTTAGAAGGATTATCCGTTGAAGATGGCGACCTTATTTATAACGGATTCAAATGGGATAACATGAGTGGTTCAGAGCAACTGAAAGTAGCAACTGCCATTGTCCGCAAACTAAATCCAAATTGTGGATTCGTCTTAATAGATAAGCTGGAGCAGATGGATGTAACAACTCTAAATGCATTTGGAGAATGGTTAGAATCAGAAGGACTACAAGCTATTGCTACGAGAGTAAGTACGGGAGATGAGTGCTCAATTATCATCGAAGATGGGTATGTAAAAGCTCAAGAACCAACGGTTGAAAATGCACCAGATGTTGATAAATATCCACAGACTAAATGGGAATTTTAGGAGGTACTAATGAATATAACAAGAGGGAAAATCGCAAAAGCTCAAAGAGTCGTTATATATGGTGTTGAGGGTATTGGTAAATCGACACTAGCATCTAAATTTCCTAATCCACTATTTATAGATATCGAAGGATCTACAGGAAATATGGATGTTGCCAGGCTAGATAAACCAACAAGCTTCTCTATGCTCGTTAACGAAGTTAACTTCGTAAAAGCTAATAAAGAGGTTTGTGACACGCTAATCATTGATACAGCTGACTGGATGGAGAAGTTAATTATCGAGCAGATATGTCAAGCTCACAATAAGACAGACATTACTCAGTTTGGATATGGTGATGGGTTTGTAAAGCTTGAGACCGAGATAGGAAGATTTTTAAATCTACTTTCAGATCTTGTTGAGATGGGAATCAACGTTGTACTAACGGCCCATGCTATTATTCGCAAGTTTGAACAACCTGATGAGATGGGAGCTTATGACCGATACGAACTAAAGCTAGGAAACAAGACCACTGCTAAAACTGCAGCTCTTGTAAAAGAATGGGCGGATATAGTTTTATTCTGCAATTACAAGACACACGTATTCGCTACTGACGACAAAGGCAAGAAACATAAGGCACAGGGTGGAGAACGAGTAATGTATGCAGAGCATCATCCATCATGGGATGCTAAAAATCGTCATGGGCTGCCATTCGAGATGCCTATGGATTACAAAAATATTGCTCATATATTTAATAAGGCAACGCAGTCAGCAACACCAGAAAGCGCTGCTCCTACATGGACACCAGGAGGTGGGGCTGTTGATGACTCAATACCACAATCAACAGAAGTAGCTGGTGAGCAAAAGGCAGAATCAGAAGCAGAACCACAAAAGACGGAGGATAACAATAATAAGGTTTATGAGATGCCACCAAGCATCCCTAAAAGTGTCCAGGACCTGATGAAGTCGGACAATGTATCAGTTGAACAGCTTAGTGAGTTCTGGTCAAAGGCGGGGCATTTTCCAAAAGATATGCCTATCCAGAATATACCAACTGAATACTGGAATATGCTCAGTGCACACTGGAATAAAGTTATTGAAACTGTAAACAATTAATTAAAAGGAGAAAAAGAAATGGAAAACAATTACGCAAGAGAGTTTGATTGGAATGACGAGATTGCCCAGGATAGCGAATTTTTACTACTGCCTGAAGGAGATTATTACTTCACTGTAGAGAGTTTTGAAAGGGCAAGACATACACCTTCGGCTGGTGGTAAGTTGCCACCTTGTAACAAGGCAATAATAAATATTGTGATTAGTACAGCAGATGGTGATGTTAGGCTCAAGCACAATTTATTCTTACATAGCTCAACAGAAGGATTACTTTCAGCATTCTTTGGAGCTATTGGTTTAAAGCAAAAGGGACAGCCTTTGAAAATGGATTGGAACGCAATCATAGGTAAGCAGGGTGTGTGCAAGGTAGGTCAGCGTGAGTATAACGGTAATAAGTTTAATGATGTTAAGCGCATGATTTACAAGGAAGATGTTGATAACACCAAAGTTCTTAACACATCGAAAAATGCAGGTTTTCAAGAAGTCATGGATCCAGAAGCTTTCGCTTGGTAAAAGACAATGAAATTAAGAGATTACCAAGAAGAAGCTAGAGCCGCCATAAATTCAGAGTGGGATAGTGGAAATAAGAAAACTCTGTTGGTACTTCCTACAGGCTGTGGCAAGACGATTGTTTTCTCTAAGGTCATTGAGGATCGTGTGAGGCTAGGCGAGAGAGTTCTCGTCCTAGCTCATAGATCCGAATTACTAGATCAAGCTGCAGATAAGCTAAAGAAGGCTACAGGTCTTACTACAAGCACCGAGAAGGCGAGTGAAAGTTGCTTAGATAGTTGGAATCGTGTTGTGGTTGGTTCTGTCCAGACGCTGCAGAGACCTAAGAGGCTAGCAAACTTTGATACTGATTATTTTGACACAATAGTGGTTGATGAAGCACATCACTGTATATCGGAGAGCTATCAGAGAGTTTTAACGCATTTTGATAATGCAAAAGTACTTGGGGTTACCGCTACACCAGATAGAGGGGATATGCGTAATTTAGGCTCATATTTTGAAAGCTTGGCATATGAGTATACTCTGCCTAAAGCTATAAAGAGTGGATATCTAAGTCCAATCAAGGCTTTAACTATACCTATTCAGTTAGATTTGAGCAGTGTATCTATGCAGTCAGGTGATTTTAAGGCAAGTGAGATAGGTACAGCGCTAGATCCATACCTTGAACAGATTGCCGACGAAATGATTAAGTACTGCAGTGATAGGAAGACTGTTGTATTTCTGCCGTTAGTTAAGACCTCGCAGAAGTTCAGAGACATTCTAAACTCTAAAGGATTTAAGGCAGCAGAAGTGAATGGGGATAGCAAAGATAGGGCGGAGATTTTAGATGAATTTAGCCAAAATAAATACAATGTACTATGCAATTCAATGCTGCTCACGGAGGGCTGGGATGAACCTTCTGTTGACTGCATAGTTGTCCTCAGGCCAACAAAAATACGTAGCCTATATTCACAGATGGTTGGGCGCGGAACGAGGCTATCAGAAGGAAAAGAAGAGCTTTTACTACTGGATTTTCTGTGGCATACAGAACGCCACGAATTATGTCATCCGGCTAGCCTTATTTGTGAAAATGAGGAAGTAGCAAAGAAGATGACTGAAAACATGGAGAGCCTTGCAGGTATAGAAATGGACATTCAAGAGGCAGAAGAAAAAGCTGCATCAGATGTCGTTACTCAACGAGAAGAAGCACTTGCACAACAGCTTGCTGAAATGAGGAAACGAAAAAGAAAGCTAGTAGATCCACTGCAATTTGAGATGAGTATACAGGCTGAAGATTTATCAAATTATGTGCCTTCGTTTGGTTGGGAAATGGCTCCGCCTTCTCAAAAACAAGTAAAGGCACTAGAAAAGTTAGGTATTTTACCTGATGAAATAGGCAATGCAGGTAAAGCATCAAAGCTTTTAGACAGACTAGATAAGCGAAGAGAAGAGGGATTAACAACTCCTAAACAAATACGATTCCTAGAGAGTAAAGGCTTCCAGCATGTAGGCACATGGCAGTTTGAAAGTGCAAGACATCTCATAGATAGGATTGCTGCTGGTGGATGGAGAGTGCCAAGAAATATAGACCCTAAAACATATGTCCCTAATTAGTGGAGAGAGATAAGGCTATGGATAAAGAAAAAGAGAAACTTTATATTGTTTGCAATTCAGCGAAAGAAATAGCTCCAAGACATATACTGAGAATTTATAAGCGGAAAGCAGATGCATATAAATTCCTAGGTAAGTATGTCTCAGAGCTAAATAATAGCACCTATACTGGATATCTAAGTATAGCAGAAAAGGTGGTAGGTGATAATGATGATTTAACAATTTTAGGAGAAAAAGATGGAATATAACAACTTTTTAGAATTATTAAATTACATACAGCCATCCTCACTAGATTATCAGGAATGGATAAACGTGGGAATGGCTCTAAAACATGAAGGCTTTTCTGCGGATGTATGGGACGATTGGAGCAAAGCAGATAGAAGATATAAGCCTGGTGAATGTTATAGAAAATGGAACACTTTCACCGGCACATCTTCACCTGTAACTGGCGGAACTATATACCAGCTTGCCGTAGATGCAGGATGGAAGCCTGAAAAAACATCTCATGAGCTTAATTGGGATGATGAGATAGATAAAGACTATCAGATTGTAGAAAAGGAATGGGTGGAAGGTATCGAAATAAAAGAACCTGACGTATGGAATCCTGTTAATGATCTCATTAAGTATTTGGAAATATTATTTGATAGTACTGAAAATGTCGGTTATGTAACTGAGGTTTGGGAGAAGGATGGTAAATATATGCCATCTAAGGGGAACTATGACAGAACCGCAGGACAGCTCATAGAGCAGTTATCTAAGTGCGATGGTGATATAGGTTCAGTTCTTGGTGACTACAGAGAGGAAGCGGGCGCTTGGATTAGATTTAATCCACTTGATGGAAAAGGCGTTAAGAATGACAACGTAACTGATTACAGATATGCATTGGTAGAATCCGATTCAATGGATCTAGATAAACAAAATGCACTCATTAGAGAGCTCGAGCTTCCGATTGCAACTCTCGTATATAGTGGTAAAAAGTCGCTACATGCTGTTGTAAGGATAGATGCTAGGGATTACACCGAATATCGCAAAAGAGTTGATTATATCTACTCTATTTGTAAAAAGAACGGGCTAGAGATTGATACTCAGAATAAGAATCCTAGTAGATTATCAAGAATGCCTGGAGTGATAAGAAATGGTCGGAAGCAGTTCCTAATTGATACAAATATAGGTAAATCATCATATGAAGAGTGGTATCAGTTTATAGAGGATATTAACGACGACCTCCCGGACCCAGAGGGACTCGAGGCTTATTGGGATGACATGCCAGAGCTAGCGCCAGAGTTAATACATGGAGTACTTAGACAAGGTCATAAGATGCTCATTGCAGGACCATCTAAAGCAGGTAAGTCATTTGCTCTAATAGAGATGTGTATAGCGATAGCAGAGGGTAACAAGTGGCTAAACTGGCAGTGTGCGCAAGGTAGGGTTCTATATGTAAATCTAGAGCTTGATAGAGCCTCTTGTTTACATAGGTTTAGAGATGTATATGAGGCATTAAACATAGCCCCTGAAAACATCAATAATATCGATATTTGGAACCTCCGCGGAAAGACTGTACCGATGGATAAATTAGCCCCTAAATTAATCCGTAGAGCGATTAAAAAGGACTACATAGCAGTTATTATTGACCCTATATATAAAGTGCTTACAGGCGACGAAAACAGCGCAGATCAGATGGCTCATTTCACTAATCAATTCGATAAAGTGGCTACTGAGTTAGGGTGCAGTGTTATTTATTGTCACCACCACTCTAAGGGTGCCCAGGGCGGTAAGAAGAGCCTAGATAGAGCTTCCGGAAGTGGAGTATTCGCTAGGGACCCAGATGCTCTTATAGACTTAATAGAGCTTGAATTAACAGATGAAATATATTCAATGCAGCTTAATCAGGCCAAGTGTAAAGTCTATGAAAATGCAATTAAAAAGCATAATCTTGGCTATTACGAGGAACATGTAGGCATAGATGACACTATGAGTTTACCTCAGATGAGTGAGCACGCTAATAGGGCCTTAACTAAGTCTACACTGACAAAGTGTTCTATAGAGTGTAACACTGCGGAGGAAAGAATTCGCACACTTAGCGCTTGGAGAATCAGTGGTACGTTAAGAGAATTTGCCAAGTTTAAGCCTGTAGATATGTGGTTTAAATATCCAAAACATGAGATTGATGATGTAGGAATACTCGCAGATATTGAGCTTGGTGATGATAAGCCAGCATGGAAAAAAGCCGTTGAGAATCGTAAGAAAAATGCTAAACAGTCAAAGGAAAATAAGCTAAATGAATTCGAAATTGAATTCGCTAATCTTGAACTAGATGGTGAGGTTCTCATGTCTGAATTGGCAAATGCATTAGGGTTATCTTCACATAGACAGATTGGAATTTGGCTCGGTAATAGTAAAAAATCTAGACCCGAATACAAGGAAAGATTTGAGACTTATACAGGAGAAGATGGACAACGATATGTAAAAAGGAAAGATGTGTGAGGGGTACGGCAGACCATAAAAACATAGTTGGTTGTACCCGTATGACAGACTATAAAGTTTATAGTTCGCTGTATGGGTACGGCAGACCATAAATTTATAGTCAACCGCATGGGTACAGACCTCTATACTTACGTATAGGTATTGTCATACCCCCATGCAAGCATGTACATACCCCTATGTGGTGGGGCGGATAATGCTACCGCCCCGCCCACACATAGGGATAGTGATACATGCACCGCGCGAGAGGAAGGAGTCGAAAAGATGATTGAATTTTTTATGCCGATGATTCCGCCTAGTGTGACTCATCAGGAAAAGAAAGTTATGGTTGTAAAAGGTAAGCCCGTATTTTACGAACCCGATGCACTAAAAACTGCTAGGGGTAAATTGATAGGACATTTAGTACATCATGTACCAGAGCGGAAAATAACTAGGCCTATTAGGCTGGTAGTCAAGTGGTGTTTTCCGATTAGACAGACTAAGTGTGATGGACAGTACAAAGATACTAAACCAGATTTAGATAATGCTCAAAAGTTATTACAAGACTGTATGACCCATGTGGGTTTTTGGAAAGATGATGCTCAGATAGCAAGTCTTATTTGTGAAAAGTTCTGGGCGAAGATTCCAGGAATTTACATTAGGGTTGAAGAGTTAGAGGAGGTGCAAGATGCGTATGACTGATTTAATGGATATCGCCAATCATTACGGACTAAAGCATCAACTTGTTAAGTGCAAGGAGGAGCTAGGCGAACTTATAGAGGCAATTGATTCGATGAACGACGAGGCGATTATTGAGGAGATAGCAGACGTAGAAAATATGACATATCAGTTAAAGCATCTTATGTGCGCTGATAGAGTTGTGGATCTTTACAAGGACTATAAAATCGCTAGGCAGATTAGAAGGATTGCCAAGGAGCAGAGTCATGAATGCGATAACTAAAGAAGAATTGCTGCGAATTCCAAAACTACGCAAGCACATTAAGCGCAAGATGCAGCGCATCGAACTGTACGAGACGAGAGCAACTGGCGGAGCCATTGATTACAAGGAGCGTGTACAATCAAGTGTGTGCGACTCAGCTAGCGACTGTCTAAGTATGGCGGTTGACCTACAGGCAGAAGTCGAGCGAGATATAGCGGAACTAGCAGAGCTTATCGATAAGGCACGAGACTTATTAGAGCTACAGGATGAGCCAATTAAGCAAGATATCATATACGTGCGATACATACAGGGGCACAGCTGGAAGGAGTCGTCAAGCATACTTCGATACTCAAATCAACGGCTTTTTCAAAAACATCGAGAAATTTTGCAAAAATTATAGTCGATTATAGTTGATTATAGTAGGTTCTCTGAAATATGATATACTCAAGCAAAAGCTGGAGAGGGGGAGAATAGACCCCACACCCGAGTTTTCCTTACAAAGACTTAAATCGTTAAGAGACGTGGCAGGTAGTCACGTCTTTTTCGTTGTGATACAATCAGGGCATAGTCTTGTAGGGAGGATAGATAATGAAAATTCAGCACATTACTCTAAATGGAGACACTAATAAATTTAAAAATAAAGATATCACGGAGACACGATTTAATGGGTTTTCGCATTTTAATGAATTTGATATTAATGTTTTAGATTTAACGGATAAATACATTTGGATAAATAATTATAATTATACAACGTATGTGAATTGCCAAAAGGATTTTGTGTCTATTAGTAAAATTATCAATGAAATATATTATGAAAACACATCTAAGGTATTAGTAATATTGCCACAGAATAGCCGCTTTAGATATGATCGAAAAAGTGCTAATGAATATTATAAACATATTGATTTAAAAGATATGGTTGAAGATCTAAGAGATGGTGTTTTAAATCCTTTGTTGGTCTACAGCATTAGGTTAAAATATGCCAAGTCAAAAACCATAATAGATGGTGAAGAATTCAATTCTGATTTCTTAATTAATGACTTGGATAACCAGAGACAAAAATTATCAAATAAATCTGGAATAGTATCAACTAATGATAAAAATTGTTGCTACACAACTTTAGAAATTTTAAATAATGAACAACTGGAATTATTCTTAAAAAGAATTGGCTGGATCAAAGAGAACAAAGAAAACGTTCCTGATTGGATGGAGGACGTAACTATGTTTGATGATGTAATTCAAAGAGAAAAGATTAAAATAGCAGAGCAGGAAATCAAAGACCAAGAAGCAAAAATAACAGCTGCCAATGAAAAGCTTATCGAGAACGAAAGATATAAATCTATTTTGTATACACAGGGTGATGAATTAGCTGATGTTGTAAAGGATATGATAGAACAGCTATTTGATATAGACTTGTCTGGATTTACAGATGTGAAGAAAGAAGATTTTGCGTTCAAGTTAGATGATAAATTCGTAATTGGCGAAGTGAAAGGTGTAACAAGTCAAGTAACTACGCAACATTTATCTCAGCTGGATAATCATCTTACTAGTTTTTCAGAAAAGAACAGTGTAAGTGAGGATGATGTGATAAGGCTTTTAATTATTAACAGCCAAAGGAAAATACCTGTAGTTGAACGAGTTCCTGTAGATCAACAACAGATAGATAAAGCCGAGAATAAATATGGCTCGTTGATAATTGAGACAAAAGAATTCCTTAAAATGTTTGAAAAATTTAAGAATGGAGATTTAAACAGAGAGGCTTGTATTGATTTGATAAATCAAAAAGGAATATTGAAAATAAATTAGCGCCAAAGAGTCCTTCGGGGCTCTTTTTTAATACTTACAAAACGACGAAAAGAGAGGTGGTGAGGCTTGGCAAAGGAAAAGTACGAACTAGCTGAACAAGATTATATGAACGGCATGAAATATAAAGATATTGCCGATAAATATGGTGTTAGTCTCAACACGGTAAAGTCGTGGAAGAAGAGATATAACTGGGATAGAAAAGGGTGCACACAAAAAAAGAAAAAGGGTGCACACAAAAACGCTATTGCACAGCTTGGTAACAAGAATGCTACGGGTCCTGCGGGCAATAAGAACGCCGAGAAGTACGGATTCTTTTCAAAGTATCTTCCGGAAGAAACACTTGATATCGTACAGGCTGTCGAACAGGCTAATCCACTTGACCTATTGTGGCATCAGATACAGATTGCCTATGCTGCCATTATCAGAGCGCAGCGAATTGCGTTTGTGGAGAATGAATACGACAAGACAATTGAACAAGTAGAGGCTAAAAAGGGTAATGTAATCGGCGCAAAATGGGAGGTTCAACAGGCTTGGGATAAGCAGAATAACTTCCTCAAGGCTCAGGCGAGGGCTCAAGGAGAGCTACGGAGCTTAATTAAGCAGTATGATGAGATGTTGCACCGCGACTGGGATATGGCAACAGAGGAGCAGAAATCAAGAGTTGAATATATTAAGTCAAAGACAGCTGCTGTCAATAAAGCTTTAACCGGAGAAGGGGCTGTTGGTGGAAATATCACAGTTCAGTTTGTGGGGTATGATGACATTGAAGAGTAAAAAGCAAGTTGATATCCCGAAGCTTGTAGGTAAGGGCTATGGCGAATTTTGGAAGTTCAAAGGGCGATATAGAGTCGTTAAGGGCTCACGTGCCTCGAAGAAGTCAAAGACTACAGCGCTGTGGATAATCACCTCAATGATGAGGTATCCAGAAGCTAACACCCTTGTTGTACGTAAGGTGTTCAGAACATTGCAGGACAGTTGCTATAGTGACCTACAGTGGGCGGTGAATAGACTAGGTGTATCTGACAAGTGGGACTTCAAACTGTCTCCACTAGAGGCAACCTACAAGCCTACAGGACAGAAGATACTATTCAGAGGTCTTGACGATCCGCTTAAGATTGCGTCCGTTGCCGTAAGTAAAGGTGTGCTGTGCTGGTGCTGGATAGAAGAGGCATACGAAGTTATGACAGAGGGCGACTTTGACATGATAGACGAATCTATCAGAGGTGTTGTGCCAGATAACCTCTTCAAACAGATAACTTTGACATTTAACCCTTGGAATGAAAAGCACTGGTTAAAGGCTAGGTTCTTCGATGTAGAGGACTCCGACATATTGGCGCTAACGACTAACTACCTGTGCAACGAATGGCTAGACGTTGCAGATAAGAGGACATTCGAGCGGATGAGAGTTCGAAACCCTCGAAGATATGCAGTCGCAGGTCTCGGTGGATGGGGGGTTGTAGAAGGTCTAGTATATGAGAACTGGAAAGAGCAAGAGTTTACACTTAGTGGAATACAGAATAATTACGACATAAAGTCAGCCTATGGTCTAGACTTCGGTTACACGAACGACCCGGCTGCCTTTTTTGATGGCTATATAGACACGGACGCTCGCAAGATATGGGTGTATGACGAGTTCTACAAAAAGGGGCTGTCGAACAGAGCTATACATCAAGAGATTAG